GTGTGGCCTCCTTCATCAGCTTCCCGTTCTGAACTCGGTATGCTTTGTCGTCCCAATACTCAGTCGCGCCGACCTTGCGGGTGTCGTCCCCGTAAAACTTCTTCCACGACGGCAAGCTGTCGTTTACGGCGTCGAAATGCAGGCCCCATCTGGCGCAGGCTTCGAGCGCGTTCTCAAGCAGTTCTCCCTCTCGGCACGTCCAGAGAATGAGGCCCGCACCGGCGATTTGCTCTGCCGCCGCTGCGACGATAATCTCCCAGTTCGGAGCGCCGATGTCCGGGTAGCGGTCTGTGTTGCCGCCGCCCTTGACTTCCTTCGTCGCCTTCTGGTAGATCTCAGTGCGGTTCTGTGTGTCGATGTAATGCGTGTAGCTGTTCACCGGCTGATGGCCGTCCGTCTTCTGCGGGTTGTACGTCGGCTGGCGGCGGTAGAAAATCAGGATGTTCTCGTGCGCCCGCATGGGCATTCGCTTCGCATTTAGATGGCCGGTGGCGTTGCTCTTCTCCCAGATCCACTCGTACCGCAGATTTCTCAGGTTGCTGCATCCCAGCACCTTGTCGAACGGCGTCTGCGCAAACATGGCCACAGCTCCGTTCTTTTTCACTACGCGATCAGCTTCGCTCCAGAACGCCTCAAGGTCAATCGGTGTGTCCCACTTGCAGTTTGTTCGCCCATACGGCAGATCCGTGAAAAGAAAGTCCACGCTTCCCGCCGGCAGGAGCCGCATCCCGTCAATGCAGTCCCCAAGATAAGTCTTGTAGTTCCAGTCTTTGCGCTCCATGTGGCACCACCCTCACTCGAAGTACCCGCAGGGCGGCTCGTCACAGTAAGCCTCGCGGTCGTGTTCTTCACACCACCCGACACCGTTTGCGTCCTCGTCCCCGAATCGCTGGCATCCGCCGCAGCACATCTCCCGCGGCTCTTGCAGAGCGTGTAAGGCAACGCTGATTGCGGTGTCCAGTTCAGGCTCGAAGTGGCCCTTGCTCTGTTCTCGCTCGATGATGGCGATTGCGTCGCTTCGTTTCATCCATCACGCCTCCTTCGCGTCGTAGTGCTCGCACCCTACCGATACGTCGAGGCTTTTCTTGGCGTTCTCGACCTCGTTGTAGCGCCCGGTGACGATGAACATATTGAAGATCGCCAACGACCGCTTCAAGCAGACGTCAACATGGCGGCAATTCTGACACTTTCGTTCCATTTACTCCGCCTCCTTGTAGCAGTAGTCGGTGCATCCGTCATCGTTCAGGCCCGGAGCCCTGCCGGTGACGAACGGCGCTTTGCAGATCCCGTCAGGATTGAACACGCAATGCTCGGAATCGCACTCGCAGCACAAGCTCGTCAAGAACAATGCCTGTGCAACCTCTCTATCCTTTGGCTCGCCCACGAGCAGCAGCTTTGCAACGCCGCGGCTGTATCGTTCGTCGAACCATTCCCAGACCTCCTCCCGGTTCGTTCCAGCCGGGAAGCAAAGGAACGGAGCCTCGATCTCTTCTGTCTCGGGGTTCATTGGCACATCCCCAAACTCAGCCCAGAGCCGCTCCAGCCGCTTGTCTCGCTCTTTCAGCGTCGGGATTGCCTTTGCTCTCTGCTCGTTCAGGTAGGCTTCGTAGTATGCGTACTCGTCCTCGAAGGTTTCGCCGTTCTTTCGGAACTCGTCAAGCGTGTTGCAAATCAGGCCGACCACATCAGCCTCGGGCGTTGCCTTGACGTATTCGTCAGGGTCGAGTTCCTCCGCTTTCAGGCGCCCAAAGTAGAACCAGTTGTCACCGATCTGGCAGACAGTCCCGTGCTCCATATTCGGGTCTTTGACGAAACGGACGCTGCCGTTTCGGATGCCTTCACGCACCATACCGTCAGTTTGACATCGCGCTCAGTGTGAACGCTGAAGGTTTGCTTCTTCTCCATGTTGTCCCTCCTCAAAACTTCGTTTCTCCGAAAAGGGCGAACTGCACGATCACGTCCGCCTCGTTCGTTGTCAGGTCATCCAGAACCAGCCGTTCATCCTCAATGCGGATGTGGCAGCTCTCCTCTATGTACTGCTTGATTCCAGCGGTCAGCTTCGCTTTGTCCAGCTCGTACCACGTTCCGTCAGTTCCGCGGATGGCAATTTTCCCGCCGTTGGACACCTGCTCGCAAACTCGCTTACCCAGAATGTTGCCGACGGCCATCACGCGGTCGGCCCAGCCAGCGATGCCGCCGGCGTTCAGAGCCTCAAACAAAATGACGTCAAGATCTTCCTTCGTGATCTGTACCGCCACTTCCGCTCTCAGGTTGATGTTGTTCATCCAGATACCTCCTCATTTCTTCCGCATCATCGCGGACTTGTTCGTTGAGCCACCGCTTCAACTCAGATCGCTCCCACGATTGCTTCTGCATCGGGCGTAGGCTTGTCTTTCATGCCATCCTCCTTCAGTTCCAGCACAGGTTTCGGATCTCTCGATCAGAAAGTCCAATCGTTCCATCCAACATCTCGGTCAGGAAGTCGTACTGTTCGTCGCCTTCCATGCGGTCGGCGTACTCCAAAACGTTTCGGATGACGCGAGCCGCAGCGCCGTCAATGTCGAACTCTTCCAGCAACCACTCATACGCCTTTTCCATCTCAGCGATTACCAGCCCTTTCGTACTCATGCACCACTCGGCTCTCGCCGTCATCCTCGATGTACGGACGGTGGATGTCGAAGCCGTGGTCGAGCATCACCTGCTGCACTGCGTCTACGGCCTCTCCGATGTGGTGCATATCCCAATCGAACTCGTCTTCGTCCATTTCCAGCAGAACCAGCAGGAACTCATACATAGCGTTGTCGATCTCGTCCAGACGCTCAATCTGGCGAGGCGACAGCTCCGCTCGGTCATCTTCGTCATCGGACTTGCCTTCCAGCACATCCTCCATCGCAGAAGCCAGCTTGTTCAGCATCAGTTTGATGTCATCGGCGTCCTTCACAAGCGTCTTGAGGTCAGGGACACCAGACACCCGGCCCTGCGCCTCAATCCACATCTTGGCGTGGTCCTCTGCGTCGAAGCCGTTCGCGTAGGAGTGGATCTCGCGCACCATGTCGTCCGCGCTGTGGACGTCACTCGCGCTGATGTCGAAAAAGAAATCTTCACCGGCGGGGCTGTTCTGGATGAACTCCCATTCGGTGTCGCTTTCGTGGACGCACCAGCCAAGCTCCTCGGCTTTATCGAGCAGATCGTCGATGTTCGCGTCGTTCCCCAGCTCACCGAGGTCAATCTCGATGACAGGCATCTTCTGGCCGAGGCCCGCGCAGTATTCGCACCAAGCGTCAGTCGGCTCGTCCGTGTCCTCGTCGTAATCACAGAGGGCGAGGCTTTCGATGCCGGCGGCCTGCGCAATATCACGCATCACGTCTCCATAACAGGAGCCGTTACGCTCGAAGCCGCGCATCCGCTCTTTGATGCTCTGCTCAATGTCGTCGGCCTGTTCCTGCGGAACGACCATAACGCTATCCATCCAGCGGTTCGTTTCGGATTTGCACCGAATGGCTACCATGTTTTCACTCATATCGTCTGTCCTTTCCTGCACGTCCGTGTTGACGCGGACGCAATTTCAAATTAGCCATCTGGAAACCGATGCCCGTAAAAGCCCCTGAGAGGCTCTGTGCGGCACGTTTCCGTGTGATGGTGAAAGTGTATGCCTTCCGCCGTAGAGCACGTTCTCGGTCTTGTGCGGCGGTTTTGGCTGGTGTTACGCCTTGCTGTTATGGTCGCTCAGTAGCTCCAGCTCTCTCCCGATGGTCTCGTCGAGCCTGTGTGAGAGGTTCTGGGTGAGCCACAAATCGGTCGGCGTGTACTCCGTGACATCCTCCCCGGTCTGCCGGTAGAAGCCATCCATCACCGCCTGACCCATGCCGTACTCAGCCCTGCTCTCTCGCCAAGCATCAATCAGCTTGACCCGATGCCTCTGAAGTTGTTCGAGCGTCATCCGCCCGATGTCCTCGGTGAGCAGCTTCCTCGCCTGCGCTATCTTCATCTGTGCTTCCTCCTACCAGATGCCGAGCTGCCGGTTGCGGTTATGCACGTCAACACCGATTTCACCGATAGCGGCAAGCAGATCACGTTTCTCGTCGGTGTCGTTGGATTTCTCCCAGCGGTCGATGGCCTCCTTCAAGGCGTCGATGTAGCTGGCGTTCGTGCGGAGCAGCTCCACCGCTGTCTTATTCATTCCGCCGCCCCCATTTCATTGACCAGCTCCCACCTGGTCTTGTACTGCTTCTGGATTTTCCAGTCAACGATACGCATATCATTCGCGGTGTCCTCGTCCGTCACAATGTCGATGCCAAAGCCGCCGCACATCTGCGTCTGGGTGTGGGCGCCTTTGCTGCGTTCGCGGATCAGCGCGTTCAGGGCATTGGCCGCGGCCTGCTCGCTCTTGAACGTATGGCGGCTGACCCAGCCCATTTCCTTCCATCCCTCTGCCATGTTCTCCAAAATCCAGAACCCGCGACCGCTGCGCTTCATCCACGCATCCTGATAGAGAACGCGCCATACCGGAATCAGCTCCATGCCGTCAACAACGATTTTCTTGTCTTCCATGTTTACGCTTCCTTTCTGGAGCAAAGCTCCGGTTGATACTGCAGAACCTCTTCGATGATGTGCTTGGCCTTGACGATGCCGAACTCCTGAAGAAGCTGCTGCGGCGTGTAGATGTCCGCCATCCTAACCGACCGGCGGCCGGTCGTGTACGCCTTCTTGAGCGCCGTCTTGCTGGTGTACTCGGTGCTGAACGCCCAGCGCATATACTCGGAGCCGCACTGGTTGCAGTTGTCGCTACGCTTGATGAAGTAATACGCCTTCCCCATCGCTGTTCTCCTTATCCATAAATCTGAGTGACGATCTCAACGCCGGCATTGATGGCCGCCGGGATGTCCGTCCCGAGCTGCCGGTAGAAATCAGGGTGAACGATGCACTCGTAAGCTCTGCACATCGTATCTCTCTGCTCCGCCGTGATGTTGATGCGGAAACCCTTTGCAATCCGTAGGGCCTCTTTGAAGTTGCCCGCGGCCACGGCTTCACGCACGATGTCAGATTTGCGTTTCATGTTCTCCGTTCCTTTCTAATTAGCCGGTTGGTTAATTTGTAACTTTATTATACTGCGATACCTACCTATGTCAATATGTTTTCGTTAATTTTACAAATTATTTTTCTGTATCATATTCATATACGTTTATATTCGACAGG